AATCATCGAGGGCGGACCTGCCTACGATATGCTTTTCAATAACCCTTTAATGAGCTGGGAAAGGTTTATTACTGATACGATCGGTCATTACGCCCTGAGCCGTGACGTGTTCTGGATTTTTACTGACATGCAGGGCAGTCGACCAAAAGAGATAAAGGTTGTCTCCGGCACACAGATGCACCCGATAACCCATAACCGCCAGGCTAATGGAGAGCTGCTCGGCTGGGAGTTCCGGGGCACGGGCGGCCAGCGGGTACAGTTTTCGCTCGATGAGGTTTATCAGATTAAGAACTTCAATCCGTACGATCGCTTTGGCGGCATCGGCCCGGCAAACGCCGCTAAATTATCGATAGACTACGGCTATGCCGCGTCTTTATTCAATGCAAGCTCGCTGCAAAACGGAGCTGAGCCGGGCACTGTCATAACAATGACCGGCAGCATTACGCCGGAACAACAACAACTGCTGCGAAGTCAATGGGACGCCCGGCACAGAGGCGCAGGTAACGCCAAGCGCACGGCCGTTCTTACCGGTGGGGCTGATGTCAAGTCTGTTGCAATGAATATGGTCGATATGCAGGTGGCAACGCTCACCGAGATGAGCGACAAGAAGATATGCAGCGCGTTCGGTGTGCCGCCGGGCGTGGTTGGTCTTATCACCCAGGCTCAATACTCGCACGGGCCAGCACAAAAGGACTTTATCTTTAATACGATTATGCCGCTGGCAATGCTTTTCGGCGGTGAGATCACTCGCGGTATCCTGTCAAAATTTTACAGCAACGAAATCCGCTCGCATGCAGTCGAGCCTGCCAAGTCTAATTTTTACCAGGGCACGCACAGGCCGCTCCGCACAAAGAGTTGTTTTCGGACGCCAAGGCTAAAGGCCGTGCAGCAGAAAAAACAAATCTTCGCCTGGTTCGATACCGACCAGCATCCGACCGTCCAGGAGCATCAGCGGGAAGTTGCCGAAAAGGTTTTGAAGTTTACCGATGCGGGTGTGCCGCTTAACCAGCTTGTTGAAGCGCACGATCTGCCTTACGAGTCAGTCGAATGGGGTAACGACTGGTGGATAGGTATGGGCCAGGTACCGGCAAGCTACATTATGGAGGCCGGGCTCGAAGGTATCACCGGCCCGCCGCTTCTTGAAGGCGAAGAACCCGGCACCGAAGAACCAGGCAAATCCGTTCGAGACACGAAACACGAGACACGAGACACGAACGATGAACGGCAGCGGCTGCGAATCTGGCAAAACTGGGTTATGAGCTGGGCCGGCATCGAACGGGAATACAAAGAGTCGCTTCGCGTTTTCTTTGTCCGCCAGGAGCGGGTGCTAATCGGTAAACTCAAAAAAGCCCTCGCTGAAGTCAGAAGCCAGAAGTCGGAAGACAGAAAACAGAAGGCGGACAATGAGCAGATTGTGGCTCGTGTTGTGTTTGACTTGACCGCAGAGGGTAACAAACTGAAGGTCATCAACCGCACGTTCTTTGAAAAGTCAACCGAGCTCGGCCTGCGGCAGGCGATAACGGAAATTCAGGGCCTTGCCGGTGAGGCGCTCGATTCGGCAATCGAGCAGGCAAAACGTAATCTTGTTATTCGCGGAGCATTAAACAGGCAAGCTACAAAAATAACAGATGTCAACGTAACAACACAGAAGCGAATCGCACGGCAGTTGTTTGACGGCCTGGAGAGTGGCGAGGGCCTGCCTGATTTGACAAAGCGTATCAAAGGCCAGCTTGGCGGCAACAGGGCAAGGGCTTTAAGCATTGCCAGGACCCAGACAGGTGGCGCCGTAGGTACCGGCCGGCACGTTGGCCTGGTCGAGTCCGGAGTCGAGCTAAAAAGCTGGATAACTGCCGGCGATACTGGCGTGCGGGATACGCACGTTGACGCCGGCCAGAGATACACCGAAGGTATCGCCGTAAGCCTGCCGTTTCAGGTAGGAAGCTGCATGTTGATGTATCCGGGCGATCCTGCAGGCTCAGCCGAGGAGGTCATCAACTGCAGGTGTGTTGAGATTGCAAGAAAAGCCAAAGGCAAAACGTTCGATATTGCCTTCTGGTCTAATCATAAGTTTTACAGTTACGAGGATATGAAAAATGGACCCAAAAACTAAATACTTTTTCGCGCAGGTAAAAGACATAAACGAGCAGGCACGGACTATCGATGCGGTCGCATCTACGAGCGAGCTGGACCGCGACAAGGATGTCATTCTGCCCATCGCATTTAAGGAAAGCCTCGATGCCTTTAAGGCCAATCCAGTTATCCTGGCCTGCCATCAGCACAGGCTGCCTTCCGGCTCATCGCCGGTCATCGGCTCGGCTATGCCCGAAAGCATTAAGATAGGAGAAAAGGAAGTTACCTTCACGATGGGGTTTGCCGAGACCGCCCTGGGCCAGGAGTACTGGCAGCTCTACCGCGACAAACACATGCGTGCCTTTTCAATCGGTTTTATACCGATTGAATACGAGGACAAAAAAGACGAGAAACTCGGCTGGGTTCGCACTTATACCAAGATTGAACTGCTGGAAATTTCCGCCGTGCCGGTACCATCGAACCGTAGCGCGCTTGCACGTGCCAAAGAATTGTTTCGCAGCAGCGACGAACTCGATGAATTCAAAAAAGGTATCGAAACGCTAATCGAAGAAACACGAATCGATATTACAAAACATTTTGCCAATATCAATACTGCAATCAAAAATTACAACGAAAACGTAACGGCCGCTATCAATGAGTGTGCCGACGATATTAAATCGATTTTAATCACTGACCGGGCCGGATTCGCAGAGCGTCTGCTCGGCGACGCTCCTGAACAATCCGCCTGCGGTGATAAAGAAAAGACCGAGCGAGTTGTTAAGAAGTTAGAAAATTTAACCCGTAAACAAAAAACAGATTAACATGGAGGTGCTTAATTATGGATTTAGCCTTAATCGAAAAAGCGATAGATGACCTCGGTAAGAACATGGCAACAAGAAGCGAGGTTGTCAAGCTTATTGACGAGAAAGTCGCCGAGGACACGGCCAAGGCCGTAGCGATGCAAAAAAACCTCGACGAAACCAATCAAACTGTTGAGGAACTAAAGACGTTCAATGACAACCTGACAAACCAAATCAAGCTGCTCAAACGATCACGTTTTGCTGCATTGAAGGATTCGGCCGGCAACTATGCGGGTGTGTGGGGTAATCTTGAGCAAGCCAAAAACTTCGGTCTTTTTGTTCTTGCTTCCGTTGGCAACGAGAACGCACGGAAACAGCTCGAAGAGCAAGGAATTGAGCTGCGGTGGATGACCGGCGAAAAAGCAATGGGTGAAGGTACGCAAACTGGTGGCGGAGCAGTTGTGCCGACAGAGTTTATCCCGAACATCATCGTGCTGCAGGAAAAGTACGGCTCTTACCGTCGCAATGTCACGGTTTACCCGATGGCGTCAGATACCGGCGTAGCTCCAAAGTTAAGCTCCGGCTTGACTGTATATTGCCCCGGCGAAGGTAACGCGATTACAGCCAGCGACCTTACCCTCCAGAGTGTTGGCCTGACGGCAAAGATGTGGTGTACACTAACAGCTATCAGTGCCCAGCTTGACGAGGACGCGGCTATCGCTGTCGGTGAGCTTGTCGGAAGGCAGATAGCCTGGGCGTTTGCCAAGAAGGAAGACGAAGTCGGCTTCCTGGGCGATGGCACGAGCACTTATTTCGGCCATACCGGTATTGCCGGTGCACTGCGTGCCGTTGATGCTACAATCGGCAATATCAAATCGCTTGTCGTTGGAGCCGGCAATGCTTACAGCGAGCTTACCCTGGCCAACTTCGACAATGTCGCCGGAATACTGCCTGAGTACGCAGATGACGGTGAAGTGAAGTGGTATAACAGCCGCCTGTTTTATTACACCGTGATGGTCAGGCTTGCCCTGGCAGCCGGCGGTGCGAACGCGACCGAAATCATCCAGGGTCGCGGAGCCAAGGAAAAGACTTTCCTGTCTTATCCTGTTGAGTTTACCCAGTCCATGCCCAAAACCGAGGCCAACAGTCAGATTTGCTCTCTTTTGGCTAACCTGCGAATGGGCGCCTATCTGGGCGACCGCAGACAGTTAACAATTGCCAGAAGTACCGAGGTGTACTTTGTTAATGTGCAAATCGGCATCAGAGGCACGCAGCGAGTCGCGGTAACCGTTCACGGCGTCGGTGACACAACCAATGCCGGCCCTATCTGCGGTTTGATTACCGCCGCATCATAATCAAGCGGTGAATGGTGAGTGAATTAGAGATTAGAGGATTAGAGGATTAGTGATTAACCAATTAACCAATTAACCAATAAACCGAAAACCAAATTGGAGTCAAAAAAATGATCGAAATTCAAAACACAAAGGTGGGGATATTGACCCCGCCGCAGATCAAAAATAACGGCGACTTCGACAACAATACTTACATTGACACCCAGGGCTGGAATCACCTGCGGGTACTGTTTATCACCGGTGTTATTACGGCATCTGCTCCCATCGGCTCAACTGCCGAAGGTACCGCGCCGCTCGTCGAAGAATGTGACACAACAGGCGGCAGTTATACTGCCGTCACCGGCGCCGCCCTGGCCGACGCCATAGCCGATGACGAGGACGACAAGCTCTTTGCAATCGACATCGACTTGACCAAAAGCCATAAGCGCTACATGCGGGTCCAGGCACCTCATTCGGGTGACGGCACCCCCGGCGCCAACCTGGCGATCATTGGCATTCTCTCGCGGCCGGAGATCGGCCCGAAGGACGCCGCAGGGCAGGGCCTTACCGAGCACATAAAGGCTTGATGACGGAATTCGTGGTTCGTGGCTCGTGGAACAGGAAATGCAAAAGTTAAAAATCAAAAGTAAAAACTGTGGAGTCAGCCTTCGGCTGACGACTTCCTTAGTTTTGCGCTTTTAGCTTTACATTTTTCGCTTCACGAGCCCGGACCGTAAAAAGTGTGATGCGTGAAGCGTGAAGCGAAATACGAGATACGCTTCACGAGATACGCTTCACGAGATACAAGGAGTGAAACGATGTGGATCAAAATGAAAGGAAGTTACGCCGGCTTTCTCGGCTGCTTTAACAAGGGGCAAAAATACGACCTGCCGCAGGAAACGGTGAAGCGATTGCCGAAAGGCTGCTACAAAAAATGCAAGCCGCCCTGGGACGAGCAAAAAGACGAGAAGGCCGCCATGCGAGCAGAAGCCGAAGCCATGGCACGCCAGGCCGAGGGCAAGGCGGATAAGCTGCAGGCCGAGGCATACAAGGCGAAACAACGCGCCAAGGCCGCCGTAGCCGAAGCCGGCAAATCAAAGGCAAGCCTCGTACAAGCAGAGGCTGCGCTAAAGCAGGCCAAAAAAAACAAAGCCCCGAAAGCAGTAGCGAAACTTTCCAGGGCATTCCAGAAAGCAAAGCTACAGCTAATAATGGCTAACGCTGCGGCTGATTATTTCAGGGCAGAAGCGCAGCTAAAGGACATGGAGGCCGAAGATGCAGAAACAGAAGCTGCCAAAGCGGCAAAAGCAGTCAAAGCTGCCTGAGGCTAAAAAAGCGATCGATAAATCGCCCAAGGACAAACAGTTCAGGCCTGACAAGGCCGGCGGTAACTATATTGTAAAGTAGTTTTGAATTTTGAGTTTTAAGTTTTGAGTTGTAACTAAAAACCAAGAACTAAAAACTAAGAACTGAACGTTATGGAGCTTGTTGCACAAACATCAAGTGCAGTCGCGGTCGATGAGAACCTGACGACTCTTATCGACTGGATAAATATCGAGCAGCTTTCCGGCTTTACGATTATCGTCAAGAACACCGGCGGCGGCTCGGCCGACGATATTACCGATGTGCAAATCGACACATCGCCGGACGGGGGTGTAACGGTAAACACGGATCAGCACGCCGGCGTCCCTGCTGTCCCTATAGCCTCCGGTTCGGCAAAGACCGGTACTTTTACCGAGACCGCCGCGTTTGTGCGAGTACGGGCCTTGTGTGCGGCCACAGAGGATACTACGGCCGAGGCCTGGCTAATGGCGGATTCGTCGGTAGGCAGGATTTGTACGCTCGCCGACGTAAAAGAAAGGCTCGGTATCACTAACACCGACAATGACCAGGCTATCAGCCGAATCGTTCGCGGGCTCGAGGCGGTATTCAATAACTTTACACATCGCAAGCTCATACTGAACTCCGCCGCCGAGACGGTATATCTTACCGGCGGCGACAAGCGAATAATCATTCCCCGTTACCCGATTGTTTCGATAACATCAATAAAGGAATCGGCAACCTATGATTTTGCAAACGCCGATGCACTTACGGCCGACAGTGCGTACCGCGCAGTTAACGAGCGGGGGGTGTTGTATCGAATAGGAACTACCTGGCTGAATGTTGAGGATGGTGTGCAGGTTATTTACAAGGGCGGCTATGTTGCCGCAGGCCAGACGCCGGGCAGCGGCGAGACGGCAATGCCGGACGATCTGCGAGAGGCGGCCATCGAGCAGGCAAGTTTTGTCTTTAAGCGCCGAGACGACATCGGCCTGGCGGGGGTCGGCTTCGAAGGCGGGTCGATGAGTAAGTTTTCGGCAATCAAGTTGCTGCCAATGGTCGAAGCGATATTGAAATATTACCGGAGACTAAGCCTATGATGATTCAGCTTCAAATGGGAGCGGGCTTCGAAAAGACTGTTGCCGAGCTCGGCTCGATGGGCGATGCGATAAGGCGGGCGTGTTCTGTTGGCCTTAAGAAGGGTGTTAAGTTGGCCGCCGGCAAAGTGGTGTCCGAACATCTTAGCGGCCAGGACCTTAAACGCCGGTCCGGCCGATTAGCTGAAGCCGTTGACGGCTGGATGGCAGGTGAGCTCGAAGGCGTAGTCGGCGTACAGGAGCACTCCGGCGCGGAGGCTTATAAATGGATTCTCGGAACCGAGCAGAAAACCATAACACCAAAGAAAGCCAAGTTCCTGACGATTCCGATCGGTGAGAACCTTACGCAGGCCGGCGTTGCCCGGTACAGCAGCCCGCGAGATGTGCCGGACGGTTTCTTTTTTACCGGCAAAAGCGGCGGGCTGTTTTTCGGTACAAAACGAGGCAAGCGGGGCAAGGTCCGGCCCTTGTTCGTCTTGAAAAAGTCCGTCACGGTTACCGGCTCAGGCGCTCTGGCTGCCGGTGTGCTGGATAGCGCCGACGATATTACCGAAGCGATGACTGACGAGATTGCCAGGACAACAGGAGCAAACTAATGGCCTACGATGGTGGATTGATAGCGAACATAGAAAACTGGTTTGTTCTGCAGCTTGCCGCGCTTACCAACGGCGGCAAAAAAGTCTTTACGAAAGCTGATGTGTGGCGATCTCAAATCGCAGCTACAAAGGCAGGCTTTGAGGCGTTTAGTAGATATACTCCGTTTGCATTTGTTAAGTATCAGCCAGCCAAGCCTGACCGCGAAGGCGATTACGATCTTCGTCAGGTTATTCGTATCGCTATCGCTATCGGAGTTGAGAGCAAAGTTGCAGGCGATGCACGCATAGGCAACAGTAACAAGCTTGGGATAAGTAAAATCCGCGACCTTGTAATCGGGCTGTTTGACAGCGTACATCCCGGCGGCGGGCTTGAGTGTGATGACTTTTATTATGTCGGCGAGGCCGAGGCGTTTGAATCGCCGAAGCGATACGCGATTGAAATGTATTTCGAAGCAAATTATGTAACCGATTAAAAATAGCCACAAAGACACAAAGAAAAGTGATTAGTGAATTAGCGAATTAGTTTGACCAATTAACTAATCAACCAATTAACTAATCAACTTGGTGCCTTAGTGGCTGAAAAAAACGAAAGGAGCTTAAATGGCAACTGTAAACAAAAGGGCCGGCAAGGCCCAGGCGGCGGTAATAAACGGCGTCGACGCCGGCGGATTGATGGTCGCAGCAATACAGGCAGGGTTCGATGACATTCTGCAATCGCCGGCGGACGGACTTGAGATACCGCTAATTGACCGGGCGACTGAGTTTGTTCGCGGCTCGATCAACAGCCAGGACTGGGTGCACTTGGTTGACCTTCTGACCGGCGTGGTCGGGACGTACGTTTTCTACGAGCGAAAAAGCGGTGTCGCCGTCGCAACCGGCTATATAAAGCACACGCTGACCGCCCCTGTAATTCACCGCTGCGGCATCAATCTGACTCACCGAGGCTACGGCACGGCAAACGCGGACTTTGAGTGTAAGCCGGCCGATGAGACCAAGGGCGTTGCAGATATGTGGCAGTTGGCCGATACACAGGCAGCGCCGAGTTATATTTCGGCGGCTCGCGGTCTGGAGATAACCGCCTGTGTGCACGACGCCACGCTGACCGTAAAGCACGTAACCGGCCTGGACTTTGTTATTGCGATGCTGATGAGTAAGGCCAGTCAGGATGGCGATGTCGGTTACACCGCTGTCGATGCGGAACTCGGCGGAATACCGCCTACAGGCACGCTGCGGTTCCAGGACTCGAGCGTAAAGGATGAATCAACTGAATTGATGGCAGAGCAATTACTGGCGGCGGCTGCCGGCGATCTTGTTCTTACCGTCAAGCAGTCGCAGGGAGCGACAGCCAAAACCGTAACAATTGCCAACGTGGTATTTGACAGTATCGACACAGCCCCCGCAGCCGGCACACCGTACACCGAGTACAGTATGCCATTCAGGGTTGCAAACGATGCAGACACCCCGTTGACGCTGGCCGGAACCGACAAGATTATCACGATAGCTTAATTAGCGAATAGTGGTTCGTGATTAGTGATTAGTGATTAGTGAATCGAGCCACGAGGCACGAACAATGCCCGACAAAGACATAAATATACACGTAAGAGCAAAAGACACCGAGGAGACTAACCGCAAGTTAAAAGGTGTCGGCAGGTCTGCGCGCCGGGTCGGTGACGAAACAGCTAAGTCTCACAAACACGCTTCACGAGAAACAGACAAAGCAACCCGCAGTCTGTCAAATATGACGCAGACATGCTTTGTTGGCGCCAGAGCTATTATAAGCGGCGTCACTAAGGCTATCCAAATCCAAAACGAAGCCTTACGAGAACACGCGGAGATCGTAACCCAGCAGCAGAACAAGTTGCTTCGCCTGCAGTTTCTCGGTAGTTTTTTTAAGGAGCGTCCCGAGCTAAGACAGCAAGTTCAAACTTACGCTGAGTTTGGTCGGCGTCCTTTCGAGGAAGTCGCCGACGCCTGGTACAACCTGCGAAGCAAAGGGGCTGGGCTCACTCAGCCCCAAAAAGATTCGATAATGCGAGAAGCCCTTGAATTTGGCAGAACCGATCCGAGCGCTCCGCTCGATACCCTTGTCGATATGTTTTCGCTTTATGCAAAACAAACCAGACAGCGGGACGCCAACCGCATTCAAAACGTTCTCTCGCAAACCATAACCGAGGCGGGCGGAAGCACCGCCGATGTAGCTCGATATATGCCGCAGTTTCTGCCTATCGGAATGTCGGGCGGCCTTACCGGTCCGCAGGCAGCCGGGTTGTGGTCGTATGTAACAACGCAATTAGCTGATGCCTCGATTGCAACGACCGGACTGAGATCAACGTTTATGGGGTTGCAGGGCAGAGGATCGCCGGAAGGACAAAAATTTCTGCAGAGAGCCGGTATCACGTCCGGTATGGGTTTTATGGAAAAAATCCAGCGGCTCTCACAAATGGGACTTACGCTTGGCCAGGCCGAACAAATAGCAGGCCGTGAAGGCGCTCCTGTTTTTCTGTCATTATTGCGAGACCCCCAGGCAATGCTTGGGACCATCAGTAACGTTGTCGGTGCCGACCGGCCCGACCTCGACATCACGCGAAGCAACATCGAACAGTTAATGTCGCAGGATGAAATTGCCCGAATGGAAGAAGATATGCGGCTTCTTGCTGTCAGTATACAAGGTCAAAAAGCCAAAGACACGCGGGCTCTCCAATGGGGGGTGCACAAGCGAAAACTGGAACAGCAAATGCGTGAGCAAGGGGTTCCTGAATACCAAATACGGCTACGGTTGTGGGGGGAAGGGTTGAAGCCTGTTCTTGGTTATGAGGAACCCGGAGACTTTGAAGATAGATTCGCTCCGCTCTCGCACACGTGGCAAGCGTCGCCCGGCGGGCCTGGTGCCGGCGTTACGGTACGCAATCATTACGATTATAGCACCCATTACCACAACGGCGAATTGCCGAAAGCGGAAGCAAGATTCAGTCAGGATTGACCTAAAAAAATGAGCACAGTATTAACGAGCGTATTCGGCAGCGAAATTAACGTTGCCTGGCAGCCGAGAGACATTGCCCGGCAGTTTACCGGCTTTCCGGGGGCTCGAGGCTTGACCTGTATGCACCTCGGCAGTCGCGGCTATGCCGTTATTGTTACCGGCAGGGTCCGCGCTGGAGGCGAAAGCTACGCGGTCGCAAGAGCGAACCTGGTAACCGCTATCGCGAACATAGAGGATTATCTCTATGCCGCCGCAGAGGATTATACTTATTTTAACGAGACCTACCAGCAGGTTGTCTGGGGCCGCCTTGAGTTAATTCCAGGCAGCAATGGCAAGGTTTTTCACTGGAACATCAAAGGCGAAGTGTTCGCCGACTTTCGTTGTATAGGACGGGCCTTGATTTGAAATAGTTGCGGAATGCAGAAAACAGAAGGCAGAACGAAATACGAGATACGCTTCACGAGATACGAACTTTAGGGTGTTTCGCGTGTTTAGCGGGTCAATATGAGTGATGACGAAAAACAATTAGCAAGGCAAGCGCAGTTCCTTGTAGTCGAGGCCAAACAGGCCTACGGCTCGCCGCCGACTTACCCGGCATACTGGACGCCGGTCTGGCAGGCGACTGTCGAGCGTATCGAGAAAAACCAGGGGGCAAGACCGTCGGTATGTACTATCCGCTTTCTATCGGCAGAATGGAACCAGGACATAGGCCTGACCAAAGGAGACCTTGTCCGGGTCCGAACAGACGAGCCTGCTAATTCAGACTGGACCATCCTTTTTCAGGGCTTCGTAACAAACACGCCTCGCGGCTTCTCTGGGGGCAATCTTGAAGGCGGTAAATTCGAACACCAGACGCTCGTATGCCAAAGTTACACGTGGCTGCTCGCCGTCACCTCTCCAATCTACGGCCAATACGGACGCAGTCCCGACGACTACAATGATTTCGGTACGGCCAGCGAGTCACCGAAGGACGGCGAGTTTACGTTCTTCTCCGGCCGGCGGTGCGTTTTTAATGCAGGCCGTTTGCCTAACCGCGATCCGGACGTGCTCAAATGGGGCGATGACGACTACGAAATACCGTTGTTCGGCAAAACCGACACCAGCCAGCCGTGGACCGCTGGGGAAATGATACAATACGTGCTCGGCCCGATGAGCAACTCCGCCTACCAGTATTTACCGATTGACGACCCCGCCGGCCTGCCCGGCCTGGACGATGACGACTGGGACCAGGTCGTCAATAACGTTTCAATCGAAGGGCTCAGTATTCCTGCGGCGATGGAATATATCTGCAGCCAGATAGGTTGGGCCTATCGCGAGAACTGGCTCAACGACGGCACCGGCGATACGACTGTTACGTTTTGTTTCTACAAGACAGGAGCTGCAACCGCACGCAGCCGCAGCGATACGGACCGCATTGTCCTGCATCAGTTATACGCCCCTGCGGCAGGCGAGACCATAACAGATGCCGTTGAGCGAGGCGAAAAGATGCTCTGGGCCGCCGAGTTCGAGGAGAACATCGAGGCGGTAGTCAATAACCCCTGGGGCCTGGGCGCTCCGCAGCGGTTTGAATTTACCACCACGCTTGTCCCCGCCTGGCTCGATGCCGACCTTGCTCCCGACACAAGTGAGAGCAACGCCAACCTGTTCTTTACCGAAGCCGAATTGACCGAGATGCAGGACCCGAACGCAAAAAGCTATTATAAATATTATCACACCAGAGGCAGCCAGTTCAAACGCGACGTCAGCCGGCTGTGGGCCTTAAACGAATCAGGCCGGTACAGCGCGGCAGGCAGCTATAATCGCGGCATGCCTTTTGACCTGGCTACGGTAATTCCGGCTGATTACATTAAAGATAAAACAACCGGCAAGCTTCTTTACGGCCCGTTTAATCGGCGATTACTGCCGTGTTTAACGGTCGATAAAGAGAGCTTAAGCTCTGTCGGAATTAAAGTCGAATTCAGCTTCGACGGCGGCTCTACCTGGCAGTTAATTCCCGCCGCTATGGTTTCACTGACTGACCAGTGCGGTATTTACATAAGCGAAGCCAACCTTGCCGAGCTTGTCGACCAAAAGAACCAGACTATCTCAGGCGGCACGCTTGACGGTGTGCAATTAAATTACTGGACCTCTCTTGCCGACGACAAGCTCAACGCCCGGTCTTTTAAGAAAGGCGAGTGGAAGACGCAGGTTCGCGTTACCGCCAGCATCCAGTTAGACCAGCGGCTGAGCCTTCAGCAACTGCCGGGCCAGGCGTCCGGCTCACCTTTCTATCAGCGAAACGTCTTTGATTTCTCCGACAAATACGCCTTCCAAAAGCGAATCACTGACGGGCAAGGCGCAAGCGTGTTCGCCGGCTCATCACTTTCGTCGGATGACCGCGACGATACAGTATGGTTCGGCACGCACCTGCAGGCCCTGCGTGAGGCAAACGAGGATCAGTCTATAAGCGGGCACTTCACGCTCGAGCGATTATGGCTAAGCGATGACAGCAACTGGCCTGTCTTTGATGTCGGAGACCTGGTCGAAAAAATCACCGGCCGGGAGTACAGCCTTAAGGCTAATTTAGGAACCGCCTGCGTTTATCCTGAAATTATTCAGATTTTAATGATACCGGAAAAACAGAAGATGAAGTTGATTACACGAGACCTGCGATTCAGCGAGACAGGATGAAGGCCCAGATAACAATCGAATTCGTTGTCCCCGCCGGCTACCAGCCCGGCGATTACGCCCGGCTGTTCGGCAACGGCGGCGATGGTAATATCGACTGGAACAACCCTGTAAATAACGAAGTCTTTGAGCTGTTCGGCGATGGCGCCGGCATTTACGGCTGGGGCCATGCACCCTGGGGTCATTTTGCCTGGGGCCATGCCCACAGCGTAAAGACGCCCGGCTGGGGCCACATGCCCTGGGGCCATTTCCCCTGGGGCTATGGCACGGCGGTCATTTACGCACAGCTCACCATCAACGAGTGCGGCGATTACAAGTTCGGCTTTAAGTGTTACGATTCGCTCGGCAACCTGCACACCGGAACGCCGACTGAGGTTCAGGCCGTTATCCATATCGCCCCCGATGCCCCGACCGGCCTGAAGAAAAGCTCGTATAACAAAACTACTGACATTTTAATTCTGGAGGCGGCGTGAAAGTACGCAATGTAAAAAGAATGACGGTCGAGGCGTTCCGCGAACAAGGGTACTTGCAGGAACTAAACAGGCGGCTACTTCACCCGCTTGGTTTGGCGTTGGAAGTAGTAGTTGATGAGTACGGCAAGGAACGGTTTGGTAGTATATGGGATTACCGCGATGATGCGGAAGGTCTTCTTTATGCTGATGAAGTAATGTCATCAAAAGACACCAAGGCAAAAGCTGATAAATTCAAAGCGGAGTGGAAAAAGAAAACAACCCTAAGAAAGAAGCTGGTTGGGTATATTACCCAGCCCTTAATTAAAACCAGAGCCGACGCGGGCGGAGATTCGGTCTAACCGCCTGCCCTGGCAGTTCGCACCTGCCGGGCATTTTTTCACGTCGGCCGTTACGTATAAAAACAGTATATCAAAAAGATTCGGAGAAACAGAGAAATGAATTGAGTAGCTTTTTCCCATGGAAGGGCGGCAAGAGTGCAGTCGCCGGCCGTCTGGCAAAACTGCTGCCGGAGCATACGTGCTACGTAGAGGTCTTTGCCGGTGCGGCAAATTTGCTCTTTAAAAAACAGCCGAGCAAGGTCGAAGTTCTGAATGACATAAACTCCGAACTAATCAACTTGTTCAGGATCGTCCGCTGGCACCCCCGCGAGTTTATACGTGAGTTGCAGTTTATCACCCACAGCCGGGCTGAATTCACTGACTACCAAAAACAGGCTGGATTAACTGATGTCCAGTGGGCCGCCCGAACATGGCTTATTTTCAGGACGGCCTTTGGAGGCAAGGGCGGCGAAACGCACTGTGATTTTGGCTACGGCCCCTCCGGGAAAGCGGGGCTCCGGCGAACTGCCTTCAGTGCCGTGAAACGCTGTCATAGACGCCTCGACGGAGCGTATATTGAAAATCTGGACTTTGAGAATATCATAAAAAGGTACGACCGACCATATACTGTATTTTTCTGCGATCCACCATACCTCGGCACGAGCGGATACAAATACAGTTTCGATAAAGAGGACCACGCTCGATTAGCGAGTTTATTGAGGTCTGTAAAAGGAAAGTTTCTCTTGACTATCAACGATCACACTACTGTTAGAAAGCTATACAAAGGTTTTTCGTTCTTGACGCGAAAAACCAAGTACACTATCGCCCGGGACAAAATGGCGGTAGCTAAAACGAAAAGTGAACTGATAATAGCTAATTACCCACTACCTAAAAGGTGGTGATTTCGGGCTTGCCGAGCGTAAGCAAATAAAATGCCAGCCCGGCGGCGCTTGTATATTTTGTTGCACGGTCGCTAACCGGTTCTTTGAAAAAACAACAAAAATCGGGCGGGGATGTTTTGTCTCTATTTGGGCCGTCCTGGCGGGAGGTAATTCGTGTTTCGTTTTGCGTTTCGCTATTTCGCCAACTTCCCCGAATCGCCTTTTTCTTTTATTCTCTCTTAACCCTTTACAAACACTAATGTTAAACACGGTTAAAACACTTTTTACTAATTGCCATCTTTGCGTAATGTCCGCCCGATTTTCCTGTTTTGTGCCATCTTCGAAC